TCAGCACCGGAATCCTTTCTAAGACCGCCACGCCCTTAACCTTTTTATCATGAAGCCACCCATCAAATCTGACTATGAAACACAGGAGCAATTCCAGGATCGGTTTGATGAGTATGAAAGCCACCGAGCCACCATCATAAAAGCCTACACCTTGTCAGCCATTATCGGAATCGTAATAGGGATACTTTTGACCTTCGTCAATTATATTTGGCCCAGATGAAATAAACCAAAATCATAACTCATGAGCTACTCAAAAAAACTGACCGTCAAGATCAAAGAGACCGGGGAGATCATTGAAGTATACCAATTACGAAACGGCAACTATCATGACTGGCATGCTGTAGGTGCCGATCAGCCAGCCACCTCCAAGACCGGCAAGAAGGAATTCAAAAAGGAAGAGGTCGTTCTATGAGCCAGCCAAGAAATAGTGGCAAGATCGTCCAATTACAGGATGGCAGGAGGGGAGTGATCTACAATGATGACCGCCCTTATGGAAACAAGGTAATGGTCCGACTCGATACCGGAGCTAAGGTCTTGGTGCGACCAGAAAAACTCAAGACAATCGGATACTTTGACTGACCATGAACGAATTCACAGACGACAGCCCAATGCCCTTCGGAGACCACAAGGGTAAGCCCCTGGGCAGAGTTCCCGCTCAGGAGCTGTTGGATTGGCATAAGAGGTACGAGGGGCACCGCTTTACCTTCCCCCCTCACCAGCGACTTTATCAATACATTGAGGATCACCTCAGCGTGCTCCAGGACGAAGTGGAGGCTGAGCGCATCCATAAATTCAGAAATCCGACATCTAATGCTAATTAACTACGACCTATGAACCACACCTGCCACCATTGCAAGCAATCCATACCTCCCGGAGAAGAGAAGCATATCCGGATCATGGGACGGGCTATCGTGACCGTCCACCAAACAGCCTGCCCGGAGGCTATAAAAGTCTCTATAAGCCACGATCTCCCCCAGACCACACAAGACACCATCCCGGACTCCCGGAGCCATACAGCGCCATCCCAATCAAGCCTGAAGGCCATCAAAAACCAGATCACCTACCTCAAAGCCGTTAAGGAGAAGACCTCCAAAGCCAAACCCAAGATCTTCAAGAGCTTCGCTGAGGCCGTGGAATACATCGACCAGAACGGATTTAAGGGATGAAGGAGTCGGTCTATATAGACAAGGAAGCTCCCTTTGCTATTGGGACACACTGGACATTCTACTATGAGAACGGATTACTCATTGAAAAGGAAGAGGATATTGAAATCCCACTTAAAAAAGAGTGGGAGGCTTTGATAAGAAATCAGCCTCGAAGGATATTTATTATCGGAAAAAATTAAAGCCATAGCCAAACCAATAAATCATGTTCAAAGTCAGACCCATCCAAGAGCTCGGAAAGCTCGCCAACAATCCAAGAACCATCAAGGGAGCCGTAACCGCTTGAGTGCCATATCGTCAGAATTCGTACCTTTGAGCAGCAACCAATCACCATGACTCAGAAGCCACATCTTATCCCATACAGATGGAAGCCGGGCCAGTCCGGAAATCCAAAAGGACAGAAGCCAAAGGTCATGAGTGCCATCCTCAAACAGCTAAAGGAGGCAGGCTTCGAGCCAGTAACCCGTGATCAGATCACCGATGCTTTCGGAGTGGTCATGAGCATGAGCTCAGATGAGGTGATGGCCATGGTTAACGACAAGGATCAGCCCATGCTCCTGCGGATCGTGGGAAAGCGCCTGCTCTCTAAAGACGGCCATGAGATGCTGGAGAAGATGCTAGATCGTGCACACGGCAAGGCCAAGCAGCAGCTCGACCATCTAAGCGGAGGAGAGAAGATAGCCCCCGTGATCACCTTAACCCACCTCAGCCTCGATGACCTTCGACGACTTACGCAAGATTCCGGGAATAGCGCAGATGATCAAAGCGGAGGCCAGGGCTGAGATTGCCAGGAGGTCCTTCTGGGATTTTTGCCTTGCCATCGACCCCGACTTCTTTCACCGCCGGCCCTTCCTCAAAGAGATCGCCCAAGCTATGCAGGACGTGGCTGAGGGGAAGATCAATCGCCTTGCTATATCCTTACCACCCAGGGCAGGCAAGAGCTACTTGGCATCGTGCTTCTCTACCTGGATGCTTGGAAATCACCCAAGCGGAGCCATCATGCGCAACACCTGCACGGCAACCCTTTATCAGAAGTTTAGCTACGACACCCGTGCCATCATCTTGTCGGATCGATATCGTTCCATCTTCCCGACCTTGGCCTTAGCCCCTGACAAGCAGAATCTCAACGGATGGAATACCGATAAGGCTATCCAAGTCAGCTACTTCGGGGCAGGAGTGGGCGGGACCATCATCGGATTCGGAGCCACCCTGGTAGCCATCACCGACGATCTCTTCAGATCTTTCGAGGATGCCATCTCCGAGACCATCAGAGACAAGACTCAAAGCTGGTATCAGGGCAACCACGTCTCTCGAATGGAGAAGGGCTGCCCAGCCATCGATATCGGAACCCGATGGAGCAAAAAGGACATCATCGGCCAGAACCTGGACACAGGCTACTATGACCGGGTGATCGCCGTGGCTGCTCTTACTCCAGATCAAAAGAGCTTCTGCGAGGATGTGAAGACCACAGCGGAGTACCTGGATCTTCAGACTCGTACCCCCAAGGAGATCTGGTGCGCTGAGTACCAGCAAAAACCCATCGAGGCAGCAGGGACCCTCTTCGTTAAAGAGGAGCTGAAGCGCTTCAGCCTGGCACAGCTGCGCCAAAAGCTCACGCCGGTCCAGATCAACGGCAGTCGGGAGAAGAGGCCGGAGATCCAGCCCGATGCCGTCCTTGGCTATATAGACGTGGCAGATGAAGGAACGGACCGCCTGGCCTTTGCCGTTGGAGTGATCATCGGAGCCAATATCTACCTGACCGACGTGGTTTTCACCTCCGAGAACATTGACGTGACCCTCCCCCTTTGCGTGGCTACCATCAACACCCATCAGGTAGACTACACAAGGGTGGAGGGCAATAACCAGGGAAGCGCCATGATCAAGATGCTCCGAGATCATATTGATGCCAGCCGGATCCTCAAAGTCACCAACACGGCCAACAAGCACAGCAGGATCCTCATGCAATACGGCATCATAAAGCACCATTTCCACTTCATCCAGGATAGCGAGATCCTCAAAGGCGGCCCATACGATCAGTTTCTGCAGGAAGTATTGGAATATAGCAAGACAGGAGCCAGCAAACATGATGATGCTCCTGATGCTTTGGCAGGGCTTGCCAAGTTTGTCACCTCCTTCCTACCTCATCTCTTCTCACCAAAGAAGGCAGAATCTCAAGAGCATGGGGTGTAAATCATGCGGAGACAAGACCAGGGTCAGATCGGCCACCCGTGCATGCACCGTGTGCAATCTGCTGGACCAGGACACCAGCCCAAAGCAGGTGACTTACTGCCGACTTTGCAACGCCTGGCTCTGCGCCTCATGCGACAGCGATCTGTTACGTCGGGCAGCAGCAGCCTTGAAGAATCGCTTCGGCAAAAAAACATAGCTTTGCTTTAAACTTTGAAGACCACATGGCCCTTCCTTTAGGTAGTTTCTTTGGCCGAATGTTCAGGCGCTGGCTCAACGATAACCCACCATTTTACCCTGCCTTCACCAGCTTCATTCTTAATCGAAAGACCCCTATCTTGATTGATACGGAGGACCTCATGAGCGTATATCTGTGCATCCCACATCTTCGTAACGTTATCGACAAGAAGGCCGAGATGTTCAAGAACATGGAGCTACGGGTCCGAAACACCAGGACGGGAGAGCTGGAGGAGGACAATGAGATACTGGCTCTGTTAAAGCAGCCCAACGTCCTGCAGATCCAGGAGCAGTTCTTCGAGCAATACTCCATCCTCAAGGACATCTACGCCAACGCCTTTATCTACCTGCTCCGGGGCAGCTCGCTATCCGACCCCGTTGCTCTTTGGAATTTACCGGCAGGGGAGATGGAGATCATCCCAACGGGCAAGATCTTCCAGCAGACCGAGCTCAAGAACATCATCGAGAAATTCCAACTCACTTACTCCGATGGCGATAAGAAGGAATTCCCCATCGAGGATGTTATCTATATCGCTCAGGGAGCAAGCAACAGGTACTATGTGGGAGAGAGTAAGATCCTAAGTCTGAGATTACCAATCAGCAATATCGAGGGAGCCCTTAAGACCCGCAACGTCATCATCAACGACAAGGGCGCTATCGGTATCCTCTCCAGTCAAGGCAAAGACTCGGATGGAGGTATCCCCCTGGATGCAAAGGAGAAGGAGCGACTGGAGAAGCACTACCGGAGCAAGTACGGCCTGGGAGACGATCAGAACAAGATCATCATGACTACGGCAGATGTGAAATGGAACCCCATATCCTACCCCACCAAGGACCTCCTGCTCTTTGAAGAAATCGAGGACGACTTCGCAGCCATCTGCGGAGCCTACGGAATGGCACGGGATATCTTCCCCTCGACCAAGGGAGCTACCTTCGAGAATCAGAAGCAGGCCTACGTTCAGACCTATCAGAACACAATCCAGCCGGAGGCCGATCTGCTTATGAGGATGCTCTCAGATCGTCTTGGGCTGACCGACCAGGGGCTGAAGCTGGAGGCCGACTACTCATGGTTGCCAGTTATGCAGGCCGACAAACAATCGGAGGAGGCAGCTAATAAATCAAAGGCAGAAACGCTATCCATCATGCTCAAGGATGGGGTGATTACCAAGGAGCAGTACGCCCAGCAGTTCGGAGTGGACCTGGTGGAGCAGGAGGAAGAGCAGAGCCAGCTGGACAAGATCCTCAACGCCCAGGTGGAGCTCCGTGGAACCGTGGGAGGAGTGGATGGAATCATATCGATAAATCAAGCCGTTGCAGCAGGGCAGATGACCAGGGCCTCAGCTATCAACGTGCTGGTAAATGTATATGGATACGATCAGGCAGTGGCAGCCTCCATGATCACAGATCAAGGGACAGGACAATGAAATCCAACATAAACTAAAAACACCCAAACCAATGGCAACCACCATCAACGTCACCAGAGCTCAGCTCATGCAGTACCATCATGAGCTCAGCAGTATGAAGGGAGGTATCTTGGAGCACTTCCTGGCATCCAAGACCACCGCCTTCTATCAGAACAACTCCCTACGGATCAACACCATCACCGATGCCCTGAACGAGAAGCGCAAGGAGTACTTCGTCTACGTCAAGAACGAGAAGGGCGAGGAGCACCTGGTCTACGAAGGAGAGGGGGAGGCCCGGAAGGCCGTAGTCCAAGAGGGAAAGGACGTGGAGGAGTATCGAGCTTGGTATAAAGAATACATGGCCCAGGAGATCGCTATTCAGATTTAATAACTTTGCCAATGCCGGAACCCTATCAAGGTGAAGACAGAGAAGAATTCATATCCCGTTGTATGTCGGATGACGAAGCCATGGAGACCTTCCCGGACCAAGACCAGCGCTTCGCCTTCTGCCAGGCGCAATGGGAAAACGAAAACAAAGCCAAAGCCATGAAAGCTACCAAGCACTCCCACTATTCAGTTAAGCCCTGCGGAAGCATCCAGGCAGCCATAAAAGACGTGGACACCGAGACAAGAACGGTGACCGGCTTTTTTAACACCTTCCACTTCCTGGATTCTGACCGGGATGTCCTGCTGCCGGGAGCAGCCAAGAAGAGCATCAAGGAACGTGGCCCCAAGAGCCAGGCCGTGGCTAAGATCAAGCATGCCATGGATCATGACCTCACCCGATTACCGGGCAAAATCGTGACCCTGGAGGAGCGGGAGATTGACGGCATCAAGGGAATTTATTTTGAAACGCGCATGGCAGATACTACCCTTGGTAACGACACCTTGAAGAACTACCTGGAGAAGATCTATGACAATCACAGCATCGGCTTCCAGTATCTGCAGATGGAGATGGTGGAGCGGGATGCCAAGGGCTGGGACAAGCTCGTGGGGCAGCTTATCAATCCGGAGGAGGCCGAGAAGGTCAACATCATGTGGGCCGTCAAGGAGATCGCCCTCTTTGAGGGCAGCACCGTGGCCTTTGGAGCAAACCAGCTTACGCCCTTCCTTGGGGTGAAGAGCGGAAACAAGGAAGCCCTCAAGCTGGCCCTATTCGACCGCATGGAGAAGCTCACCAAGGCGCTCAGGAATGGAACTCAATCCGATGAGACTATGGAGACCTTCGAGCTCCAGGTGCTGCAGATGAAACAGATGCTCGATGAGATCGTGGAGGGAGTGGAGCTGGTACCAAAGCCAATCACCACCACCACCATCATCAAGCCAGAAGAGCAGCAGAAGAATGATACGCTGATCACAGACAGCCTGCTTAAAAACCTGTTTTGATTTTTGCCATATCTTTGTAGCCCAGAAGAGGAAGTCACTATCCACCTCGCCCAAGGGACACTCTCAAAAGGAGCCGACCCGTCCGGTGAATGAGCATAGCCGAGAAGCCTCGACAGCTTATTCATTTAACCAAAAAACTCAAGAAACGTGAAACAATTCAGAAACAAGTTCAACTTCAAGATGAAGTTCCTTTTCGCACTCTGCGCCATCGTAGTTTGCGCCTTTGCCGTCAGCCCAATGATGACGGACCCTATCTCAACTATCGGCTCCATTTCCATGGCAATGGCCCTTCCCATGGGCATCTTTCTTGATCCCGGAACAGGTGGAGCAGGAGGAGGAGTAGA